CTTATAATAATTTTGTTATTACTATCAAAAATTCTATTCTTAATGCAGAATTTTATCAAAAATTAATTAATAAAAATTCTATACAAATTAAATTCATCCTTAATGTACAATATAAAAAAATTCAAAATATTATTAATAATATTACAAACAATTTTGAAAATAATTTACTTAATTTTAATTATATGGATATCTCTTCTAAATATATTTTTAACTGGTTTGACAACATAATTTATGATAATAATATTAATATCACCACTTTTAATATCTATTCTCTTATTGTTTCTCTCCAAAATAATATTAATCTATTTATTAATTATTATAATAATTTTATTATTTCTATTAATATTAATAACGATTATTATTTAGTCCTTCAAAAATTAAATTTTGGTGAATTAATCCTACATTATAAATATTTCGAATATTATAATGGCACTTAAAAATAAAAAATTAAAATTAAAATAAAAATAAAAATAAAAACTAAAATTAAAATGAAAAATATCTAAATGGTTTCTTTGCATATTCTACTGAATTTGATAAAAAATAATATATATTATCGCTTACTGTTCTCTCTCTATTTATTACTGATTTCATTAAATCTTCTTTTTTTACTATTATATAATCTTCTGATTCCCTCTTTATATAATCCTCTATTATTTCACTCTTTATCATATTTTTTCTCTTTTCGTTTATTTCCTTTATCTCCATTATCTCCTTCTCCTCTCTATTACTTACTGGATATGATATCGAATATTCTTTATTTTTATTATTATTATTATTATTATTATTATTATTATTATTATTATTATTAATTAAAATACTTTTAGAAAGATTAGAATTAAGTAAAATAATATTATTATTAGATTTAATGAATGGATGATTAAAGAAATCTAACCAAGAAATTCTTTCTTTATTATCTAATTTAAGCATTAATTTTAGTAATTCTATAAATTCTGGATTTATTTTTTTATTTAATTTATTAACTTCTGGATAAACAATATTATTTTGATTTTGTTTATTAAATAAATCTAATATTGAATAACTACTTATAAATGGATGTTGTAAATAAATACATTCATATAATATTAAACCATATGACCATATATCACATTTTGAATCATAATTAGATTTTATTCCATCATTTATTACTAATCCTATTTTTAATAATTCTGGTGCCATATATAATGGTGATCCGCATAATGTTTCATACATATTCATTTTTTTATCACTTGCAAATCCAAAATCCGCTATTTTTATTTTTTTATCTTTTATTAATATATTTGATGGCTTTAAATCTCTATGTGTTATATTATTTTCATTTAAATATTTTAACGCTTTATTTAATTGATTAAATATTTCTTGTATATTATACTCTTCTCCTAATAATTCATATTTTATTTTCTCTAAATCTGTATCACAATATTCCATTATCATACAAATTTTATTTTTTTCTCGTATAACATCTCTTAATTCTACTATATTCTCATTATTCATATTTTTATGTATCTCTACCTCTTTCTCTATTAATCTTACTATCTCCTCACTCAAATTTTCTATATTTATTATCTTTATTCCTATAAATTCTTTCTCCTTTGTCATCCCCTTATACACCTTACTATAACTTCCTTTTCCTATCTCTGGTCTAAATATTATGTATTTCTTATTATTACTATTTATTTCATTATCTTTTTCTTTATCTTTTTCTTTATCTCTTAATTCTTTATTTTTAATATAATATTCCATCTCTATATTTATTATATATATAATAATCTTTATTAAAACTTATTATAATTAAAACTTATTATTAAATTCTAATTATTTTATTTTCAAAATAAAAATTTAATTGCTTCACTAATATGTGATATATATTTTACCTTAAAATTCTTATCAAATAATTCCTTGTAATTACTCTTTATCACCTCTATATGTCTCTTATTCTCTAATGGCACTAATGCTATCTTTATTCCCGCTCTCTTCGCACCACTTAATTTAGCATCTAATCCTCCTATTATTGTTATATTCCCATCTAAATCTATCTCTCCCGTCATCGCTACATCCGTTCTTATACTCTTATCCACTAATAAACTATATATTGCTAATGTTATTGCACCACCTGCACTTGGTCCATCTTTTGGTGTTGAACCATCTGGCATATGTATATGTAATCCCGTATTATTATAACTATTTAATATTTTATTCTTTTCTTCATCTGTTAATAAATTCCAAGCTACTGTTTTTGCTACTGTTATTGACTCACTTATTACTTTCTCTAATGAACCTGTAGAACTTAATGATAATATATCTTTATTATAAATTTTCTTTACTTGTATATTCATTATATCTCCTAATCCATTTGTTGTAGCATACATCCCATTCATACATCCCGGATTCTGTTTCTTGTTTATTTTCTTTAAATTAAATTTATGATGTTCGTTAAATATTTCATCTATCACTTCTCTATTTATTATTAATTTATTATTATTATTATTATTATTATTATTATTATTATTATTATTATTATTATTATTATTTTTAATTCTATCAATATGAAGACTTCTGACGAGTTCATAACATTTTTCTTTTAATTTTCGGACACCTGCTTCATAAGTATATTCTGAAATAATATAATCTATATCTTCATCTGTTATTTCTATATTTTCTTTATTATATCCAATATTACTACATATTTCTGGAATTATAAATTTCTTTACTATTTCTAATTTTTCATATGGTTTTATCGCATTTACCCTAATTTCTAATATTCTATCCATCAATATTCTATCTATTAAATTACTATCATTATATGTAAATACTATTATCATCTTTGAAATATCTATTTTTACCTCACTGAAATATCTATCTGTAAAATGATCATTTTGTGTCGGATCTGTTATATGAGTTAATACACTCGCTATTTCGTGTCCGTGTTCCGTTCTTGATATTTTATCTAATTCATCAAATAATACTATCGGATTCATTATTTTCGCCTCTTTTAATGTTTTTACTATATCTCCTGATGTTGCACCGTGATATGTTATATTATGTCCTATTAAAGTACTACCATTAGTACTTCCACCAAGAGAAATAAATCCAAAAGGTCTATAATTATTATCAGAATTATTATCTAATTCAATATTACAAGTTTCAAGATTATAATTAATAAAATGGACTAGACATTTAGATAGAGTATTTTTAATTAAAGAAGTTTTACCAACACCAGGCGGTCCTTGAACACCTATAACTATTCCCTTTTTGATTCCATTAGAAAGCCATTGAGCAATAATTCTTTTTAATTGATCTTTTGTTTTATGATTTCCATAAATTGTCTCATCAAATACTTTATCAACATAATTTAAATATTCTATTCTATATGAACAATATTTTTTATATACTTAATTGCAGTCTTCTAATTTATTATTATTATTATTATTATTATTAAATAAAGAAATTAGATCATTTTCATTAACAAGTTTATTAAAATTAAAATTATCATTAATAAATTTGATTAAATCATTAATAAAAGTAAATATTCTTTCTTCTCTATGTTTTCCAAAAGGAATTTTTAAAAGATTATCTATATATTCTTTAGCTTTACCATTAATCATCATATTATTATTTAATTCTTCTTCTTTTTCTTTGATATGATTTTGTATGTCTTCTGGCAAATTACTTATATTTACCTTTTGCGAATAATTTACTTTTTTTCTCATACCACCAAACATATCCATTAAATTAAATCCCTCTCTTTGATTACCTAAAACTCTATTTCTTCTACCAAATATTTTTTCATCATCTATTATTAATTTATGTTCCATTAAATAATTATATGCATTTTTATAATCCATCATATCTAAATAATCTATAAATTCTGTTGTATACTTAAATTCTATTTTGTCTTTCTCCTTCTTTTCTTGCCACCATTTTATAATATTTAATAAATCATTTTCTTTCATTCTACATAATCCTATTGCATCCTCATCATATAAAAATTTAATTTTATTATTCTTATAATTATCAAACCACCAATTTAATACTTCTATTTTTCCATTTATACTTGCCATATTTATTGCTCTTAAATCATATTTTATATCTAATCCACTATTTAACCACCAATTTAATACTTCTATATGTCCATTTCTACTTGCCAAATTAATCGAATTTTCACTATATTTTAATGGTAAATTATGCTTCTTATTATTTTCTAACCACCAATTTAATATATTTATTTTATTAGTAGTAGAAGCATTATCAATTGAACTTGATGAATAATCATCTTCATTATCTAAATCAAAATCACCTTCTGAATCAATTGAATTAGCAAGCCATTTATCTAAATTTTTTATATCTCCTGTTAAACTTAAAAAATCTATTTTTCTATGTTTATTATTATTATTATTATTATTATTATTATTATTATTATTATTATTATTATTATTATTATTAGAAATATTAGATAAAACTTTAATAGGTTTAGCATCTTTTAGAAGATTATTAATAAGAGTAAAAAAGGGGTCTTGATTTTTAGTAGGAATATCAAATTCGATATTAATATTTTTATTATTATTATCAGAATTTTTGTTGTTGTCATCACTATCAGAATTCATAAATATAAATATATATAAAAATAATTATAATAATTTTAAATAAATAATAATAAATAATAAAAATAATTAATAAAGAATAAATAAAAGAATAAAAAAAAATAAGAATAGAATATATAAATGGTTTTGATAGATATAATTAATAATATAAATATAAAACCAAAAAACAATATTTTAATAAAATTTAAAATAATCAATACAGAAAATTATGAGAAAAGTTTTTTGGGAAATATAAAAATGAATGATATAATAGATAAAAATGTAGAAATAACTGATTTTTTAGGTGAGGGTTCATATGGTAAAGTTTATAAAATCAAAATAGATGGTAAATATTATGCATTAAAATTAAATAATAATGAGATACCTGAAAAATTAAATGAAAGATATTTATCATTATGTAAACCAGAAAAATTAAGTTCTCATATAATTAAAATATATATGTGTGGTAATATATATAATTATGAGAATAATGAATATAAATATTATTGTATAATGGAATATGGAGGTAAAACATTAAAAAATTCACTTGATAATATTAATGAAAAAATAATATGTTCTGTATTAAAACAATTATATAATATAGTAATTCAAGCAGTTAAATATAAATTATTAATCACTGATTTAAAATTAGGTAATTTAACATTAAACGAAAATAATAAAATAAAATTAATTGATATTTATATGTATTGTGGTGATTATTCTACTTGTAATCAATGTAAAATAGTAAAAACTTATTCAGCAATAGAATTTGAGAAAGAAAAAAGAATTTATGAAAAACAAGATTATAATATGTCGGGATTATTTATACCATTAGCAATATGTATAATAGATTTATTATGTAAAAATAAAGCTTCATATTATTTTGATAAATTGTCTAAAAAATATGATTTAAATATGAATATAAAAGAATTATTGCCATTGATACAAATAGCTTGTTTTAATTACAATAATGATAGTAATATTAGTGTTAAAGAGTATTCAAATTTATATAAATTTAAAAAAGAAATAGAATATAAATTTGAAGTAGTAAAAAATAATAAGTTTTATGAAGATTTTTTAAATTTATTAGAAATTAAAGATGATTACAAAAATAAAATTAGTAAAAGAAGATTAGCAATTATTTTAAATAATATGTTTTCTTTAGATCCAAAACAAAGAAGTTTAAATATATTTAAAAATAAACTTATTAACTGGTAAATTTTATATTTTATATTATTATATTATATGGATAATAAAACATATAGCATAATATATAATAATCTGCAAAAATTTATTAAAAAAATTAATACTAAAAATCTTTCTAATTTTTGGATTATATCAGAAAGAAGTGATTTTAAAGCATTAAAAGATTCTAGTAATAATTTAATTACTGAAATATCTGATATAATTTATTTATTAAAAGATAAATTTGATTATTACATTAATAAAAAATTTATTAATATCAAAATAAAATTTAATGATATTATTATTCAAAAATTAAAAACTATCCAAAATTGGAACAAATTAGAATTTAATAAAATTAAAGATAAAGGCATTTTTATTATCAAATTTTATATTTATAATATATCTAATTCTGATATTAAATATAATTTTACTAAAAATATTAAATTCTCTAATATTAAATATAATCTAGATGATTTAATTAATATTACTCTAAAATTTAAATCTATTGAAGTATTAATGAGATTAATTTTAGATAAAAAAATTTATACTTCTAAAGATAATCATATTAATTATTCTGATATCAAAATTAAATAATAAAAAAATAAAAATAAAAAAAATTGAAATTTATTTAGTATATAATAAATATTTATTATATATTATTAATGGATATAGTTATTTCTAAAAATAATAACATTAATAAAACAAAAAAGTTATCTTTATTAGTTATTTCATTAATAGAATTATTATATGAAAATAATAAAAATATTAATATTAATAATATTATCGAAAATATAGATTTTCTTGATAAAGATATTCAAAATATCAAATATAATGATATCAAAAAAATAATTAAAAATCATTTAATCAGTTTTAATAATTCTCAAATTTTAGATATTAAAAAATCTATTTATAATACTAATTATGATGAACTGGATTTATTAGGAAAAGGTTCTTATGGTTTCGTCTATAAAGTTTTTCATAAACTTGACGAACAATTTTATGCTATCAAAAAAGTTTTTATTAAAGATATTAAAGATATTAATGAAATTAAATTACTCTCTAAATTAAATCATAAATATATTATTAGATATTTTAATTCTTGGATTGATACTGATTATGAAAGTATTATTGATTATAATAATGATTTTGATAATGATTTTGATGATAATACTAAATTAAATTTTGATAATCCTATATTATTTATTCAAATGGAATTATGTGATATTAATTTTTCAATTATTATTACTAATAATAATATTTCATTATCTCAAAAATTATATTATTATTATCAAATATTAAAAGCTGTAAAATATTTACATTCTAATAATATTATGCATAGAGATATTAAACCTACTAATATTTTATTAAAAAAAAATATTGAAGATAATAATTATATTGTAAAATTAGCTGATTTAGGTATGGCTAAATTATTTAATACTAATCAATTAATATTATTTACTGATAATAATGAAAATAAAAATAATTCTATCGAAATTGGTAGTATTATTTATAATGCTCCAGAAATAGATTCCGGTAATTATAATAATAAAATTGATATTTATAGTTTAGGTGTCCTATTATTAGAATTATTATTAGATTATGATAAAATTTTAACTTTATCACACAAATTTAAAATTATTAATTCCATTAAATCTAATTTTAACTTTATTGAATTAAATGATTATATTATTGATAATAAATTCAATAATATTATTCAAAAATGTTTAGAACTAAATTCTCTTAATAGATTTGATATTAATCAATTAATTTATAATTTCAAAACTATTATCAATAAATAAATTTATTTTATCATCTAATAAATCCATTTTTATATTTATTGTTATATATCTATTACTACTATCTATATTATAATTTCCAAATGCTTTTAAACTACTATTATAATATAATCTTTTGCTAAAATTATAATTTTTTATTATCTTCTTATTTGTTATCTTTTCTAATAATTTATCCTCTTTTATTAATACTATAAATTTATTTAATTCTATTATATCATTAAATACCATATAATATTTATTACTACTACCATAATCATTCTTTTCATCCAATTTTATCATATAATAATTAAATTCAAAAAATTTTATTAATATGTGTTTTTCACTAAATAAATTTATTATTCCATCAAATAATATTATATAAAATGACTTTTTTACATCTAAACAAGTATATATTATATTTAAATTATCTATAAAATCTATATTTACTTCATTTTTATTTAATATTATTTTATTTATATTAAAATTATTGTAATTCACATCATCTAAATTATCGTAAAATTCTAATACTATTTTATTATAATATGCTATTATTTTATTAAAATTTGTTAAATAATATTGTTTAAATAAATCAATTAGTAATGGAAATGTATTGTGGAATAATAATATATTTTGTTCTCCATTTATAAAACTATTTTTTAATGTTTTACTGTCTATATTATATATTATTTCCTCATTATTATATAATATATATATTTTTATTCTTACATTCATATTATTCATTATAAAATTTAAATTTTTTATTAAATATATACTATTATCTAAAAAATTATAATTAGATATCGTAAATATATATTTCTCATAATTACTTGTTCTTAAATTTATTATCGGATTTATTAATATATTATCCACTATATTTATATTATCTATTATAAAATTACTTGATATATCATTATATAATATATGATTCAAATTATCCGATAAATCACTTATCCTATTTTTTGAACTATCTAATATATAATTATCCTTCTTTAATATACTTACATCTGTTGAATTTATTATTATTCCATCTATTATTTGTCTGTATTTTATATTACTTATATCTATGTTATAATCCATTGACTTAAAATTTGAATAATAAAATCTTTTCGGTGTTGTATTTATTAACATATTCATATTTCCATTATTTTTTTTTGATATATTTACTCCATTTATATTCTTTTCTACATATTTTATATTATATATATATTGTGATTCATCATTTGCTATGCAATATATATTGTTTTTTCCTATTTTATAATATATATTATCTATGAAATTTAAATATTCTACTATTGAAAAACTACTTGTCGATTCTATTTTTTGTGATATCAACTCAAAATTTATATACTCCACATTCCCTAATACATTTAATACAAAACTATCCGATAATCTTCCTACTAGAATTATCACCACTTGTGAACTACTTACTACACTCTCTCCCAATAATTTATATTTATATTGTATATATATTTGTTTATTATTTATTATATCACTGCCATATCCATATATCCTAAAATTTATATTATATCTTAATCCATAAAATATTATATTCTCACTTCCATCCACATATCCATTATACTGATTTATTATATTCGATTTATTAAATATATTATCCGTCAAATTTATTTCATCCTCTATTAATATATATTCTTCTTCTATTATATTATATCTTATATTATTATTCCCCCTCTTTATTATTATATAATATTTATCCCTCTCTATCGGTATCTCTTCTAGTAAATATTTTATTATCCTTATCTCCTTCATTATATATCTATATATATAATAAAATTTATTTTATTCAACATAATCATCTAATTCCTCTATCTCTATCTCCTCTATTTTCTCTTTATCTTTTTTATCTTCCTCTTCCTCTTTTTCCTCTTTATCCTCTTCATCTTCATCTTCTTCCCCAAATTTCATAACATCAGCCATCTGTCTCATTAATTTTTCCATTATTCTATCTTCTTTATCTTCTTTATCTTCATCATCTTCATCATCTTCATCATTTTCATTATTTTCATTATCTTCATCTTCATCATCATTATTCATAAACATTTTTAAAAATGGATTGTTTTTCATTTCCATCATCATTTCTTCTAAATTTAATTTATTTTCTGTATTTTCTATATTTTCTATATTATCATTATTTTGTGTATTATCATTATTTTCTGTTTTATGTGTATTTTGAACATTATTATTCATTAACATTTCAAATAATGAATTACCAGAATTATCTGATAATATATCTCTCATCATTTCATTCATTAATTTAATTTCATCTCCTAGTTCAGCATTAAAACCACTAATATCAATGTTTTCCATAAGTTGCATAATTTTACTAATATCCATTTATATTATATATTAAATTTATATATTTATAAATCTTTTTTTTTCCTCCTCCGTTCTTAATATTTTTTCAGGATATTTATATCTAAAATTAATTACTAAATTACCCCTCTTCACCACTCCATTCTCCTTATTACATAATCCTAAATTATTTATCACCATCCTCTCATTATCCTTTATCACTTTTTCTATATTTCTTCTCACTTCTTTACCATCTGGATGATTTATTTTTATCTCACATCCACATAATGCTTCATACATATTTACTTCATAATCCATCTCTAAATCATAATCATTCACTACTTTCATCTTATATCTTTCTAAATCACTTATTCTAAACATTATATATACATCTCCATTTGTCTGACTTTCTACATCATAATTTCCTACATTCTTTATACACATCTTTGTTTTATAATCAAATCCACCATCACTCTTTAATGTCTTATTTATACTATTATTTACTACACATCTCCCCTTACATATATTACATAAATTATTTTTATCTATTATATATCCCCTCTGATTACATACATCGCAAGGTGTTATACTCTGACTAATCATTCCTGGACCTATCTGTCTCATCACTGTTCTCATACCATTTCCATTACACGTTCCACATATCTTTTTCTTTTTATCTCTATTTCCAAATCCATTACATTCTACACACTTTATTTCACTATCTATCTTTACATTCTTCACAAATCCATTATATATTTCCTCCAATTTTATTTCTAAATAATGTTCCTGATGCTGTATATTACTTCTTCTATTCATATTTACTCTTCCGCCAAATCCTCCTCCAAATCCAAATGGCATTCCAGACATTCCACCAATTCCACCCATTCCTCCTATTCCTCCTAAATGTTCAAATATACTATTAATATCTATTCCTCCACCTCCAAAACCTCCTCCAAACCCATTATTCATTTCTGGCATTCCATCAACTATTCCAAATCTATCATAATTACTTCTTTTCTCTTGATCTGATAAAACATCATTTGCTTGATTTATTTCTTTAAATTTCTTTTCTGCTTCTTCTTTATTTTCTGGTTTTGCTTTATCTGGATGATATTGTTTAGCTAATTTTCTATATGCTTGTTTTATTTCTTCTTCTGATGCATTTTTTTCTACACCTAAAACTTTATAATAGTCCATATTATTTTTATATATATTATTATTTTGTTTTTTTTATATTTCTTTTTTATTTTTTCTTTTATATGTCTAATCCTATTTATCTTAATTTCTATAATTTCTCTTATGATAATATTTTTAATTCTTTCTATAATCTAAATTTTTTTTCTATCAAATCTATTATCGAAATTAAAATTAATCAAAAAATTATTTATTGTTATACTCTTTTCGGCTTATTCTTAAGAATTCTGTCTATCATAAATGATGGAGCTTTAATTATTAAATATTCTAATCTTAATTATAAAACTATTTCTTACATTAAAAATCATAATTATAAAAAATATAATTATTATGTCATCAAAAATCTTGATATAGGTTTTATTAAACCTAACATATTATTATTATTATCTGAAATTATTTATCTTTCTAACATTTTTAATATTAATTTATACATCAAACTTATTATCAAAAATCAAATTTATATTTTTGATAATAATATTCCTACTGTTTATATTTCTAATTAATATATCTCTTGCCACGTAATAACTGAATTTCCTGTTGTATTGTCGTTTTTTTGGTAATGTTATCTCAAATTCCCCACCACTATCTATTATATAATCATCTATTAATAAAAATAAATTATAACTATTATCATATATTATACCTGATTATCCATGTATTCCTTGTTCTCCTTGTGGTCCACGTGAAAAATAGAAAGTTAATTTTTGATGGAAATCTGAAAACATATTAGTTTATATTATTATTAGATAATTTTAATAAAATTAAATTAATTTGATTTTGTAGATTATTAACTTTTAGCTCTAAATTTTCTTTATCTATTATAAGTTGTTGGGTAGCAGATGCAAAAATTGTATAAATTTTATCTTTATTAATATTAAGTAGGTTATTTATTTTAACACCATAAAAAAATAATTTATTATTAGAAATATTTAATTTAGATATATTTGTTTTAATTAATAAAACATTATTATTTTTATTAATAATAATACCTTCAAATTTAATATTATTATTATCATAAAAATAAATTAAATTATTTTCATTTGTTATATCTTGTAAATTAATATCATTTGGAATTAATACCGATAAAATATCTTGAGATATAATATTTACTTCTATTAATCTATAAATATTTGGAATTATATATTCAGATGTTTTAATTGCTTCTGGCAAATAATTATTTATATTTTGTGCTATAAATCCTATATTATTATTTTCATTCATATTTATCTTATCTTTATAATCAAAACTAACTATACTTAAATTTTTAATTATTTCATATGATCTTTTTTTATCTAATAATTTTATATTTTCTTTTATTCTTTCATCCGATGTTCCTATTAAATATGAATTTCCCATATTTATTATACCATTTTCAATTTTTAATGCTATTTTATAACTATTACCACTATTATCTGTATCTGTTCTTACAAATCCACTTGCATCAAACCAATAACTCGTATTATTTATTATATTTTGATTATTTATCGGATTTAATACCAATGTTCCACTATTATCTAATCGCATTGGTTCATATCCATTTGGTATTACACTATATGATCCTCCTATATACCAAGAATAATTTTTTTTGCTTCTAAAATAAAATGTCTCATTTTGATATCCTAATGCATAATTATCATTTGTTGATTTAAATAAATTTATAGCATCACCTGATACTAATGAAAATGAATTTAATGATGTATCTACTGTATTTATGTAATTATATGTTATATTATTATATATAATATAGGATTTTACATATACATTATTTTTATATTCATTAATTATTTCACCATCATTAACACAAATTAATGTCACTTGATTTTTTAATAAATTATATACATTATTTGAATTATCTAATAATTTATAATAATAACTGTTTCCTGATAATGTTGGATTTATTTTATTTATTTGTTGAGTGTTATTTAATAAATATGATTTTGTTGAATATATAAATAAATTATTATTTAATCCTTTTGGCATATATTTATTAAATAAATATCTATCATAATTTGACGCAAAATATTCATCATAATTATATATATTATCTATTTGTAATCCTACTGCAGCATTTCCACATGTTATCGCCATTATAAAATTTTTATTTGGTATATTCGCATTTATTGTTATATTATTTCCCCATCTTACAATTTTTCCATTTTTTTTTATTCCTAACATCCCATTTGATGTAGGTATTATATTTATCATTTCTGTTAATGTATCTGTATTATTTTCACTAACATCTATTAAACTATATCCATATAATAATACACTACCATCTTTTTTTAAAACTCCAAATCCCCTTTCACTTGCTATTATTTTTATACAATTTGATGAATATCTTGTATCTGTTTTATCAAATGCTATATATCCACTCGTATCTGTATTTCCCCAATATACTACACTTCCATCATTTTTTAATGCACTAAATCCATTTTGATTTCCTATCACTTTTATAACATTACTGTTTATATCTACTCCCGTTGTATTACTTCCTCCTGTTAATAATCCACCAAATATTATTACTCTTCCATCTTTCCTTAATACTGCAAATGCTGTTGAACCTCCTGAATATTTATTACTTATTATATCTATACAATTATTACTCATATCATTTACTGGAACTGTTATATATGTTATATTTCCCCATACTTCAACCGCACCATTTGCTTTTAATCCTATCCATTGTGTACTACTACCTGCTGCTGCATTACTCACTATTTTTATAATATCTGTTAAATTATTTGATATATCAATAAATCTTCTACTTTCACTATCACTTACATTTCCCCATCTTATTATTGTATTATTGCTTTTTTTAGCATAAAATGCATAATATGTTGGATATATTTCCGTTATATCCGCATTTATTATTCCGGATATATCTCTTTCAATACTATCACTTCCCCAACTTACTACCGTATTATCATTTTTTAATGCTACAAATGTATTCGATGATGTATATATTTTATTTACTCCCGTTAATAAATTATTTGATATATCATTGTAATTTGTTGAACTTCCTCCCGTTTCTGTCATCGAATATACTCTCCCACTCGTTGTTAATACCGCTATATTATATCTCGTCGTATATATATCTTTTATTACCTCTCCACTATTCACCGTAAATGAATTATTATTATAATATCTTATATTTGTTTCTGATGTTTGTATAACTGAATAATTCTGTGTCGCATATATCTTTTTAGCTGATATTCCCACCGCATTCGCATATATACTATCCGTCCCAAATGTATATGCCTTCCCATTTATTACTTCTATTCCATCTGCCATTTCAAATGCTCTATGATATGATGAAAATTGGTCTTCGCTAGATAATAAAATATGATGATAATTTAAAATATTATCAGTAAAATAAACATCTTTTAAATCTATATTATCAGTTTCAAGATACCAATTAGATGGATATACAGAACCAGTAATATCTGTAGATGCTCGAATATTAATATTTAAATCAATTTCTAATTTATCAATTATATATTTCCAATCTGAATTAGAATATATAGAACAAGCAATAAAATCAAAATATTCATAATTGTGATTTTGTTTAAGATATAATAAAAATTCTTTTATATTATTCCATGATGTTAATGATTTATCTACTGTTTCAACATTTTTAATTATAGCACTATCTGAAGATACAATATAAAAATTATCATAATTATAATTATGTTGTAATAAACCGATCGAATTATAATTTTTCATTTTATATATTATTGAATTTTTTATTCCTTCTATGCTATCATTAAAATTAAATATAATATAATCTGTATTATTATTAAGTGAATTAATAATTATTTCTATATCTGGTATTCTGTTATCTATTAATAATAAATTATTTATCATATAATTATTATTTATATAATAAATTTTCTATTTTATTCAACCTATCGTTTAAATTATTATATTTTTCCTTTATTCTTTTATGACTATCTACCATTATACTAAATATCATATTATAATCTATATAATTAAAATCTTTTATTTTTTCCTCCAATATCTTTATTTCTCCTTCTGTTTTTATTCCTTCTATCATATTTAATCCCTCCCGATTTCCTATTACATCATATTCTTTACTTTCTATTTCTATTTTATATTCACTTCCATCATTTATTTCATAATTTTCCACTTTTATTATATTTTCTTCTATATAATATCTCTTTATTTTACCTATTTTTATATTTCTTTCCTTCGTCTCTACTGCTTCCGGTATTATCTCTTTTATCTCTTGTGCTATAAATCCTATTATATTCTTTTCTCCACCCCTATATCTATATTCTTTCACCTCTATTCTATCTATTATTTCATCCACCTTCTCATTTTCTATATTCCTTATATCCTTTTTTATTCTTCTATCTGATGATGCCAAATAACTATCCGCATTTAATAATGTTGATGATATTGTTCCACTTACATCTAACGACCCCCCTATATTAACACTTCCATTTAATTCACTATATTCATCCACTCTTAAATATTTTGTATTAATATCTGTTGCTTCTATACTTCCAAATGTTGATGTTCCTATTACTGATATATTATTTCTTGATAATAATCCATCTACATAATATTTTGTTGCAACATCCTGATTATTAGACGGATCTATACAATTTACAACTCTTCCCATATTGTTTATATCTATCGCTCCCACTGCTGTTGTAGCTTTCGATGTCCCCTCTAATTTTAAATGTGGTATCGTCGGTTTACTGTTATTCTGTATTTGTAATGTCGAATTATCCGGATTTCCCCCCGTTGCACTATCTATATCTCCTATTATTACTATCCTTCTTCCCGTTAATATATTCATCGTCGAATTATTTGTACTTCCTTGTGTAAATGCAAATTTATTATATCCTGTTAATGATGTATAATTTTGATATTGGAAATAAAAC